TCTGACAGGATCGCAACCGGCCTGAGTCATTCGAGACAAAAGCCCTTGACGCTGAAGTGGTCAGCCGTGTTGATTCCGCGCCGGCAGGCATCAGCAGGCGACCGGAGAATGCCAGAACTCCGGAGTAGTGCATCCGTGAGCGAAATCGGTGCGTAACCAGTGGAAGCTGATCCCACGGCGGATAACAGCACACGAACATCGTAAGGCGACCTCCGCGCCGATGCGACTCAGTTTGGGGAACTGTCCAACATCCCCACCACATTCAAAGCGCCATCGCCATAACCGGCCGTGGCGCTTTTTCTTTGCACAGGCCGGCTTGATGCCGAGAAGAGGGTTATATGCCGCTACCAGACAATGACCCGGACGCATACGACGGCCCGGAGCGCAGAGCGCACATCAAGTCCTTGGCTGAAGTCGAACTCGCATTCGAGCGACAGCTGCGCGACCACGAAGAGCGCGAGGCGGCCCGCATGTCGTCATTGCTCAACGCACTGAAAGTAGAAGCCTTCCCCGATGGTGCCGAAGCCCACAAGGCCGCGCACCAAGCGATGATCAACGCCGCGAAGGATCAGGCCGACTTCTGGAAGGGATTGAAGCAGGAAGTAGCCAAGCGATCACTCGGAGGAATACTTCACGTTCTCATCGTGCTGATGTTTGCCGGTCTTGCCCTGAAGCTGGGCCTGCCGCCCGGTATCTTCTCTTGGGCAACTGGAAAATGAACCTATCGCCACACTTCACCGAGGCCGAACTTACCGCGTCGAGCAAGGCTACCCAGCTTGGCATCGATAACACGCCGAACGATGAAATCCGCGACAACCTCGCCACACTGGCCGATGGTCTTGAGCGGGTGCGCTCCGTCCTTGGTTGCGCCATGGGCGTTTCATCCGGCTACCGCTGCCCGAAGCTGAACGCCGCCAACAAGGGCGCAAAGCGATCCGCACACATGCAGGGCTTGGCCGCTGACTTTACCGCGCCAGCCTTCGGCGACCCGCTGGCCATCGTCAAGGCCATCGTCGCGAACAAGCAAGCTATTGGCTTCAATCGCGTCATCAACGAGGGCCATTGGGTCCATGTCGATTTCCCGATTGAAGGAAGCAAACCCGCATTCACCGTCCTGACCGCGCACTTCAGCGCATCGGGCACCACTTACACCGAAGGGGCATGACATGGACTGGATGAAAGCCCTTCCGGTTATCGGCTCGTTCTTGGGCGGCCCGGCTGGCGGCCTCGTTGGCTCCGGCATCGAGTGGCTGGCCGACAAACTGGGCGCGAGTGACAAAACCGTCGAGGGCATCAAGCAAACCTTGTCCGGTATGTCGCCTGAACAGTTGCTTGCCGCAAAGAAGATGGATATCGACTTCCAACAGTTCTGTATGGAAAACGGTATCAAGATCGACTTGGCACAGATTGCCGTGAATACGGAAGAGGCGAAATCCTCAAGCCTGTTCGTTTCGGGCTGGCGTCCGTTCGTCGGCTGGGTCTGTGGCGCGTCTCTCGCGTATGTGTCGATCCTTGACCCGATGGTTCGCTTCGTGGCGAAGGTGATCTTCGGCTATGGCGGAACGTTCCCGGTCATTGATACGACGATCACGATGCAGGTTCTCTTCGGCATGCTGGGCATCGGCGCAATGCGTTCGTTCGACAAGAAGCAGGGAACGAGCAAGTAATGGGACGACGCAATGATATCGACTGGGAAGCCATTGAAACCGACTTCCGCGTCTCGCAGTTGTCTGTACGTCAGATAGCAGAGAAGCACGGAACAGAAGCATCGAGCATTTCCCGTCGCGCCAAGAAGGACGGATGGGATCGTGACTTGTCGCAAGCGGTGGCTGTCGCAACGAAGACGAAAGTACGCAACGCCGTCATCAATGCAACGCAACACAATGCAACAGAATGCACACAGGCCACTTTT